AAACAAGTTTTTCAAAATTACGTGTGATTATATAATAAATAAGTTAATAATCAAATCTAATATTATGAAAAATCTAATTATCGCGTTATTTATTACGCTAGCATCATTTACAGCAAAAGCGCAAGAACAGTTTAACGGAATGTGGACCAACTCTGGTTCGGATTATATTAAAACAATTTTGGCTAGCGAATACAAAGTTTTAAAAGTTTACAACACCAGCTTCGACGAATACCGGGTTATAGGTGAAACAATTCAAGGCGAAAGAAAAAACGAATTTTATACAAGATTATACAATCAGGAAAATGGCTACAAAGTTACAATAAGGTATAAGCAAAAAAGCGCGGACACCATAGTAGCTGTTTATTCTGGGCACATAAATCAAACACATACATTAACTAGGTTATATTAAAAATTATGGCGTACATGCAACAACCCGGTAGGGGCCCCTTAAAAAACAAAGCGGTTGAATATCTTACTGATAACGACAAGAAAAAAAATAAAGATAAAAAGACTGTAAAAAAATACGACGTAAGTACCGGTAAAGCTAGTGACATAAGCGTTACAAAAGGGTCTGCTTCTGATAAGTCTGCTAAAGAGTTTGGAAATGTTGTGGATTTCGGAAAATCTGTTTCTCAAAAAAAATCTAGTACAACCGGCAAACTAAGAGAAGGAACTAATACCGACACAATGGCTAGTGCTTCTACTTACGGTAAACTTCCTGCGGGATTTAAAGGAAGAGCCTTTGATAAAAGCAATAAAATAGTGGATTTTTCAAATAGCAACCAAGACAAAAGAAGAGGCGAAAAATTTAGAGTTTATAAATAAATAGTTAACAATTAAATTAAATCAAATGAGTAAAGTAAAACAAATGGAGGTAACTCCAAAAGCAATCACTAAGGAAGAATTAGAAAAAGTAACAGAACTTCAAACGGAGCTGCAATCTTATCTAGCCAACATTGGTGTATTAGAAGTGCAAAAAGCTAAAGCTATTTTCCAAGTCAACATGCTTGAAAAAGACATGGACGAGATGAAAAAAAGTATTGAGGAAAACTATGGGCCAATCAATATAAATCTCACTGACGGAACTTACGAAGAAATTAAAGAGTAAGTCATGGGAAGTATTATAAGAAAAATTAGTATCGGGGCTGACTATAAAAACGAAGCAATGCATTACTCTGTTAAACAGACAGTTTACGGCGGTCACGAGATTTCTCATATAATATTTGAAGAGTCTGATAATTCTTATAATATATTTATAAAAAAGGTAGACGAGGTAATGCCGTGGAAGAAGTTCAATTCTAACATGGCAATATCCGTTGAGTATGACTTAGAATATTAATGCGAAGTATATATGATTTTATCGTAAAGCCCATAGGCCAAAGATACGATAACGAAGTTAAAGTTGGAGATCATACCCTTGTAACAAACAGCTCCATAGAAAGTTTTAAACATGTCAACAATATTGCCGAAGTAATTGAAACACCCGTTGCATTTGCAACACCAATTAAGAAAGGCGATTTGATTGTAATACATCATAATGTATTCAGGGTATTTTACGACATGAAAGGAACCAAAAAGAACAGTAGATCGTTTTTAAAAGACGGATTGTTTTTCTGCAGTATTGATCAAGTGTATTTATACAAAACAAATAAAACTTGGAAGTCATTTGGCGATAGGTGCTTTGTTGCTCCAGTCAAAAATAAAGACATTTTAAACGCAGATAAAGTCGCTAGCCTTATTGGTATACTGAAAATAGGTAATAGCTCCTTAAAGAGCGCTGGAATCAATCCAGGAGACATAATAGGGTTTACACCAGGTAGCGAATGGGAATTTGTTATAGACAATCAAATTATGTATTGTATGAAATCAAATGATATTGTTATAAAGTATGAATTCGATAGAAACGAAGAAGAGTATAATAGCCGCTGGGCGAGAAGCAATTAAAGAATTAGTAAAGGTAGCAAAAGAAAAGATCGTTGACTCAGAAGAAGACATTTCAGCTGACAGACTTAAAAACGCTGCCGCTACTAAAAAGCTTTGTATATTAGACGCTTTTGAAATATTAAATAGAATACAGGAGGAAGAAGGTATGATTGCGGAAGCAGTTAAAGATTCTGATAAACCTGCATTCAAGGGTTTTGCGGAAGGGAGATCTAAGTAATGGCTTATGAGCAGGAATTATATAGTATAGTCAAAGACTATATTAGGCCACAAGCAATTAAGAAAAAGAATCGCTACGCCAAATGGGATTACGGTTATGACAAAGAGCACGATGTTGTTGTTATAAGCAAGACCGGTAAAATAGGGGATATATATCTAATCAGCGGAGTGCACATTGCATTACCGCTATTACAGGATAAACCTGATAAAGGTGAAAACAAGTGGAAAGCTAGTGAGTACCCAAAAGAATTAAGTAAAATAAAAAGCGAAGCGGATTGGGTTAAATATCCTAATGCTTTCAAAGAAAAATGGTATGGGTATATTGACGGAGAGTTTAACAGGCGTGAAGAAGGTTTTTGGTTTTATAACAAAGACAAGCCTACTTATATTACTGGTACTCACTACATGTACTTGCAGTGGTCCAAGATTGACGTTGGGCAACCAGACTTTCGAGAATCAAACAGATTATTCTATTTATTCTGGGAAGCTTGCAAGGCAGACAGCAGATGTTACGGCATGTGCTACCTTAAGAACAGGCGATCAGGATTTTCTTTCATGGCTTCCGGCGAGACCGTTAACCAAGCAACAATATCTTCGGATGCTCGATTTGGTATACTGTCCAAATCTGGACCCGATGCAAAGAAAATGTTTACAGATAAAGTTGTACCAATATCGGTTAACTATCCATTCTTCTTTAAACCGATACAGGACGGAATGGACCGACCCAAAACAGAACTCGCATACAGGGTACCCGCTTCAAAGTTCACCAGAAGGAAGCTCGATTCAAATGCCAAGCCAGAAGAAATCGTTGGTCTCGACACCACGGTCGACTGGAAAAACACGGGAGACAACTCGTACGATGGGGAAAAACTAAAGCTATTAGTACACGACGAGAGCGGTAAGTGGGAAAGGCCTACTAACATACTTAACAACTGGCGAGTAACTAAAACTTGTTTGAGATTAGGTAGTCGCGTTATTGGTAAGTGTATGATGGGATCAACATCAAACGCTTTAGACAAAGGCGGTAAAAACTTTAAAAAATTATACGATAGTTCTGACGTAGCAAATAGGAACAAGAATGGTCAAACAAAAAGCGGTTTATATAAACTGTTCATACCGATGGAATGGAACTATGAAGGTTTTATTGATCAATACGGTTGGCCAGTATTTGAAACACCGAAGAAAGAAATTATAGGGCCACAAGGCGATGTTATAGAAGAAGGTGTTATTAATCATTGGGAAAATGAAGTAGAGGGTTTAAAAGATGACGCGGACGCATTAAACGAGTATTACCGTCAATTCCCAAGAACAGAACAACACGCATTCAGAGATGAATCAAAGCAATCTATATTTAACTTAACAAAAATCTATCAACAGATAGATTACAACGAAGAGTTAAAAAACAGCACGATGGTTACACAGGGTAACTTTCAATGGAAAAATGGTATTAAAGATACTGAGGTTATGTTCTACCCCAATAAAGACGGTAGGTTTTATATAACTTGGGTACCAAACCAAGAACAACAAAATCATATAATAATAAAAAATGGTATCAAATATCCTGGAAACGAGCATATTGGGGCTTTTGGTTGTGACAGTTATGATATTAGTGGCGTTGTGGGCGGTGGAGGTTCTAACGGAGCACTTCACGGATTAACAAAGTTTTCAATGTCCGATGCTCCCCCTAATCATTTTTTCTTAGAGTATATTGCAAGACCCTCAACGGCCGAAATGTTTTTTGAAGATGTATTGATGGCTATGGTTTTCTACGGTATGCCTATACTTGCTGAGAATAACAAACCGCGATTACTTTATTATATAAAGAGAAGAGGCTATAGAGGCTTTAGCATTAATAGACCAGACAGAACATATAATAAGTTATCAGTAGCGGAAAGAGAAGTAGGTGGGATACCTAATTCAAGTGAGGATATAAAACAAGCGCATGCATCCGCTATTGAA